CCATCCAGTCCTCCTGAAAAAAAGAGGCCCCGTAAGAGGCCTCCCGTTACCATGTTCCCGTGATTCTCCCGATCTGCACCCTCAACACATTCCTGGAGTCCCGCACGCTAATTGTCTGGTTTGTCTGTTTCATGGCCCCCTCACCAGCTGTCGAACCGTAGTTCTCAAACGTACCGCCCTTATCCAGCATCCACCCGACTGAGCCAGCAACATAGTTATTGGACTGGATGTAGTTGCCGATCTTGGCGTTGCTGATGGTACCGTCCTTGATGAACGTATCCCGGATGAAGGTCTGTCCGTTCTGGATAACGAACGGCAACGATACCGCCCCACCAGCCTGCGCCATTACCGCGAAACGGTCAGCCACAAACAGCACCTGTGATTGCATGCCAGATGGAGTATTCTCAACACCTATCCCCATACCAGCAGCATACTGTTTTCCGTTCGCATCCACGGCAACCTTGATGCTGTACATCGCCTTCAGGTCGCCGTTGACGTTCGCAATGGCCTGCGCGTTGGTGGTGATCGCTGAAGTGTGCCCGTTGATGGTCGCCGTAATGCCGTTTATCTGCGTGGCCGTAGCCTGCTGATAGTCGGAGAACGTCTGATTCAGGCTGTTGATGGATGCCTTGTTGTCGTTAACGTCCGTCTGCAAACTCAGCAGCGAACGCGCTGTTGCCTCCCTGTCGCTTGCCATAACATTATCAATACGATCGATGCTGGCCTTACTGTCACCGTACTGCGCGCTGAGTCTCACCTGCTGATCAACCTGCGCCAGCGTACTCGTTATTAGCGCGATAGCGTTATTCTGGATGCCGCCGCTGGCAGTATCGGTTCTTGCTCCCAGTTCCTCCAGACGGGATGCCATTGATGAAGTCGTGTCGGTGACAACCTGTCGCAACGTGGTGATATCAGCGGTATTTTGCGAGCTGGCTTGCTCGGCCGCATCTGCCTTACCTGATGCAGCGTCAGCTTTACTCGAAGCCGAATCAGCTTTATCAGAAATGACCTGAGTACTCGCAGTGAGCTGGTCAACAGCAGTAGCCCTTGCCTGAGCTTCATCTGACAGAGCCTGCCTTACCTCGGTAACTCCCGCCTCGTTCTGCGCAGTTTTTGCCTCAAGACGGGTAACATCCGTTACGCGCGCCTCCGTTTCAGTAGCGATCACCTCCCGGAGCTGTTCGAATGTCGCAGAGTTAGCGCCCTGCTGGGCTGTCTGGCGCACGACAACATCGGCAATAGCCAGCGCGTTTCCGATGATTGCTTCAGCGGTCTGCTTGTTCGAGCCAACCGCAGCAGCAAGGCCGTCTGCGTTCTCTTTGATTGCATCAGCCAGTTCTGCCAGTTTTCCGCTGCTGTCCACCGCGTTCTCGATCAAGTCTTTGAGCGTATCAGTCTCTTTAATCTCCTCCAAGATTGCATCGGTGATATCGCTAAAGTCATCCGTTGGCTTTCCTGAAGCCTCAACAAAATCAGAAACCCCGAACGCGTTGCGTGTCCGGACATAAACGTAATAGACGTGGTCAAACTTGAGCTTTTGAATGGTCCACTGGTTCCCCCTTCCGAGGAATTGAGTTTTGTTCTCAATATCATCGGTTAATGGGATTGGCGCCTCGCCAGCGTACCAGAACTCAAAAGAGGTATCTGATGTTGCCGTTACAGACATAACTGGCACCAGAGTGGCCTGTAATGGTCCGGGTATCCACTGAACGGAGTTAGGAGCCTTTGGCGCGCCTATAATAAGACTCACCTGAGTTTCGGCGCCTTTCATCCCGTTTTCATTGCGCCCACGAACGCCGAGCGTGTAGCTACCGGCAGCAAGGCCGTAAAACTCATACCGGAACTGGTCAGTTTCGTACTGAGCAACCACTTTCCCATCAGCCGAGTAGACATAGAGTTCGAAAACAAGCTTTTTGGTCGTCGTAGCTGTTTCCCATGTCGCCGTAACCTGTACCGTTTCCGAATTGGTGTTAATAATCCGCAGATTTTCAACGTTCGGAACGCGGTAGCCATTAAGCGTGTCGTTAGGAATTTCGAACACCGCGCCTTCATCCACAATGGCCTGTTTATTCGGATCATGCTGTGAGGCAGTAATGCTGTATACGGAATTATTTTCGGTCTCCGCAACGCTGAGGATGCGGAATAAACGAGTCGAGACGCTGCTGGTAGAAATGGCAAAAACCGTTCCATCCCGCACCCATGATGGATTCGTCTTCAGGGTCACGACGTTGTTTGCAACACCGTCAATAATGTACTTCACGAACTTACCATTGCTACCCATGATAGACATGGTATCCCCACCGCCGATAAGCGAGGAGTCAACAGCATCAACGGTAATTTTATTGCCTGAATGCGACATTATTCTGCCGCCGAGGCGTGCGCCGGCATAGTTGTTGTCCATGATTTCAACTATGTCGCCAGGAGTGAAATGGATGGCGTCACGGGCCATCTGGAAAGTTAATCGGCTGCTCTCACGCTTTGCTGTTTCAAGTAGCCACTTACCTGCTCGCCATGCCTGCCCGCGCGAGGTACACCCGAAAGCCTCAAGGGTAGTCTCGTTGTAATTGCCGCGCGCAATCATGTCATCATCGGATACGTATTCTTTGACCTGCTCCCACCCGTTATCCGGATCGGTCCATGACACCACCACTGCATTGTATTTCTCAGAGCGCTTCACCGAGCTGCGCTTGAATTCCCCGTCAACTACGTTAGCGTTAGTGATGGTGGCGATCGCGTCCTGAGGCGCGTCCAGCATGACGGTGAGACGCATCCCGTCCCACAGCGCTATGCCACGGAACATGCCTGCAATCTTGTCCAGAATGTCACGCGCGCTGGCCTGCTCTGTGATGTAAGCGTTAAGCGTCATGCGTGGCTCTTTGCCACCGTACCCATCATCAACAAGCTGATCGCAATACTGAGACAGAATATACAGCGCGCCGTCATCCACATCGATGTATCCGGCACGTTTAGCCAGTCCGAAGCGGGTATTCTTCGCCAGCTCTCTGAACAACCATGCCGGGTTGTTAGTCCATGCCTGCTTAAATCCACCCAGCCATAAACCGGAGTAGGTGCGTGCTATCGGATCATAGTTGTCTGGTACAGACACAATCAGTCCGCGAAGATGGTAGGTGCGGCTTGGAGTGTCAGTGTACTGGTCGCGGTCAATAACGGCTCCAGCGATGGCTGAAAATGGATAGCTCAGATTGTCGTCGGTGATTTCACTGTAGCTATTCCAGGTAGTGCCGTTGGACAGCAAATCGCTGCTGCTGTCCGGTGTAATGCGGCGAACGCGAATATCAAACGGCTTGATATCCGGAGCATCAATCAGATGGGCCTCAAGATATTCGCCTGATATCTTCCCGGTGATGGTCACAGTCTTTTCAATAACCCAGCCTGAAGCGCCAGTTCTGCTCTCCAACACCAGAGTGACGGACGTGTTTTTCTGATTGCCTTTGGTGTCCTGCTCGACCAGTCCGGTCACACCAACGTTAAACCGCACCCGGGTAACGTCCTGATCGGTTATGGTGCGAACCAGCGGAGTATCATAGGTTACTTCGGTGTTTACGATGGTGGTCGCTTCAATAGCAGAGAAGCCATTGATGGGGGATTGCGTTTCAGAGCCGTGGCGCCAGGCGACGCTGACACCATTTACGCTGACACTGCCTGTCGTGTCAGTTACAGGAGTCTTATTGAGCTTGAAAGATGACAGGTGTTCCTGGTCTACGGGCCCGTAGATAGGCCCTTCACTGATGAGATCCAGTACCCGGTAAAATTGCTTTGACTTGAGGTTATCGTCGAGGAGTTTGGGGGTTGATGCTTTGCCGCCGCCTGAAGACATAATGCCACCTTAGCTAATAGATTCCGTCCAGTCCTGGTTGTTGCTTGTGTCGATGCCGAGTGAAATAACGTTCGAGCCGACCTCCATTTCTCCAAGGAGGAGTGGCACCGCCCGGCCCTGGCCTACCCGGTTCTCAGCACTGGTAAAAGAGTTGTTTGTGAGCGTATTGGTCTCAGCGGCTTCTGCTGAGGTTTTGGTTTTCATGTTGCGTGACATGTAGACCGAGTAAGCTACCGAAGCCACGCTGACAGCCACCGCAATCCATGCGGCCGCAGCAGCAGAAATGCCCCCCTCCACCACCGGCACGAACAGAACCACTGAGCCATCTTTAAGGTGGCGGTCCAGATGCCATTGCATCGCAGATTCCTCAACATCCTCGCCCGCCACCCGCACCCGCAGCTTTGTATTGAGAAAGGCTTTTTTGAATTCGAAATCCTGCGCCAGCAGAAGGCGTAAACCCTGCGCGGGAGTATCAACATTCAGGGATATCTGGCGGTAAAATCGGCGTAAATTGCCTGCAAATTTAAAGATGAGCACTGTTCGTGTCTCCAGATTGAATGCGTCTGCTTGATGTATGCCGGTCGCATTTGTTCTCGTCTGCTGAGGTGTCCGGCATGGTCATGGTGAAGCACCAGGTTGTCATGAAGGAGAATCATTGAGTGGCACGGGTCGGCGCCGGGGAATGGCTGTCTGATAATGACGTCGCCTGGTTGTGCATCCTGCATGGATACCTGATAGAAGCCATTGACCTGCATATTGGCGAGATAGAGATTTTCTCCCCGCAACCACCATCCGTTAGTCCTCCCGAAGTCCGGCAGGTCGATGCCGCAAAGATGATATGCGTCCCGGAAAAGCGTGTAGCAATCCATAATGCCGTGGTCGAACCTGCGCCCCAGCAGGAGTGGCACAGGCCTGTATTTCCTCAGTTGCCCGCCAGATGCAAGCCACCATGGCAGCCCCGTCATTACCTGCATCTGCCGGTCAGCACCAGAAAGCGCTGGCTGGCTTTGCGGATGCGAATGGAATACTGCGATAATCTCCCCTTTTTCCTCCGCTGCAAGCCAGTCGTCGTCACTTATGCGGAAGTGATGCCAGGGCTCCGGATGCACATTCCGACAGCGAAACACACGCTCGTCATTCAGGATTAACGCACACACTTCATCCTGCGACGATGCCGCATAATCGAGTAGTTCTTGCATCAGGAGACCTTTTGAGAGCCGGGGAAACTGCTTATAGGCATTGGTTCAGGACGTGGATAACGGAAGCGGCAGCCGCTACGGCGGTGAGAGCACTTATCTTTCGCCGGGTCAGTGGTTGGATTGTCGCGCTCATCTGCAACCGGCGGCCCGTCATATCCGCACCCGACGCCGCGATACTGCCACTGGCAGACGTCGGCAAGGATGGTTCGCGCCGGGATGATAGCGTTGTCGCAGTCAATCGGTGTCGCCAGCGTGTAGGTCACCTGCTCGAACGTCTCTTCCGTCATCTCCTCAACAACGTAACGGGAAACCGCTTCCTGCGTCGGATCTGCGTCAGGGTTGCCATTGGGGAAGTTCACCGCGTCCAGGTATTTCACCGGAACCTGACGGCGGGTGATCACCACCCCAAGCATGTCGTCGAAGTCATGGTTTATGCCCGTCAGTAAACCCGTAACGTTCGCCACCGCCATTGACGGGCGGGCATATGTGCCTTCGTTCTTTGACTCGAATCCTTCCACTGCTATCGGGTACGCCTGATACTGATTCCCCTTCCAGATCACATTTCCGTAATATCCATTGGTGCCGGAATGAAACCGGATAAGGTCTCCGCCAAAGGGTTGCAGGTCGGCTTCGAACAGGTCGATAAACGCGCCTACTCCGGCATCGACGCTATCAATAATCATGCTGGCTGGTATGTCGCGCATGGAAAACTCCCATAAAAAAACCGCCCGTAGGCGGTTGTGTTAGTCCCATTGCTCGGCATCAGCTGCCGTCTGGAGGGTGAAGGCAATCACCTGCTTTTGCTCATCGGTGAACGTATGCCAGATGCGCCGTAAAGGTGGCGTCGCGTAGTTTCGCCAATTATGCACTGGATTTTTTTCGGTCCAGTTTGGCTTTGCCCAGTCCGAAGCATCGTAGCGACAACAGAGCTCAATATCTTTGCGCTCGCGGGCGTGTGCCGGCGGCTCGGAAAAAATAGCCGCTTTAAGTAGTGATATCATCTCGGCACCTGTTCAAACGTGGCCGTCAGTTCAAACAGCGGCCCGGTCTTTGTCATATTCCAGGAGCGGCAGACAAACAGCTTCCTCACTCCCGTATCGGATGGCGTCCAGTAGAACGATTCAACCGCCCCCCTCCTTTTGAGGAATGCCTCTACATCCTTCGCAGGGTTACTGCGGCACGCTCCGCTGACGCCGCGAAAGGTGAGCGAGTATTTATCCATCAGTGGATTGATACCCTTCACCTGTCGCTGTTCGTAACCGTCGCCGAGCTTAACGACGGCAACATTCGGCGTGCGCTCAACGGAGTATGCTTTCTGTGGTGTCCATGTGAATGTTTCTGGCACTATGACCTCCGTAGTAACCCGTTAGGGCGCTGCTGATCACGAATGGTGCTGAGGCTAACCTGCTTCATCATCTGCGCCATCTTAGCCATGGTCGCATCGTCTATGCCGCCAGTGGTGTTGATTTCGAAAGTGATGTGCTGCACCACCCCACCGCCTCCTCCAACCTTATCAGCAGGAATGATCTTCCCTGACTGGTTCGGGATGAATGCCTGCTGACCCCCGGCGGTCTGGAAGATTTCAGAACGGCCATCCTCGTTGACACGATAGGCGTTACCAGCAGAAACCGTACCGCCGTAGCGACGACCACCTGCAAGGGCTAACCCTTTCGCGGCAACCATGGATTCTGCATAAGCAGCCTGACCTATTGCTGCGGCGCTGCCGTACGTTGCGATTGAGGCACTCATTGCTGCCGGTGCCCACGCTGAAGCTGCTGCTGTAGCCTGAGCCATAGTCGAAGCAAGCGAGGTTGCTGCTGCGGCCTGCCCCATCAACTGGCTTTTAACCCATTCGACACCCATCTGAACGAAGCCGCCAACAACGCTGTTCAGGATGGTAGTGCCGATGTTTGCCAGTGACTCCTGAAGGCTCTGAGTGCCGTTAATCAGCCCGGTTATGGCATTGGTAGCCCCACCTTGAAGGGAGTCTACAGCGTCAGCCATAAGCTGGTTAGTGGTGCTCTGGTTGCGATAAATTTCCCATTGCGCAGCTATACGGGCCTGCTCGTATTGAGTATTGGCAGCATTCATCAGTTCGAGACCACGCTGAGTGATCTGGCCCTTTTGGGTTTCAAACTGCTGGATGAGAGCCAGTTCCTGCGCGTGCTGATTTGCTAATTGCTGAACCGGGTCGATTTCACCAATTGCGGATTGCTGCGGTGTTACTGCCTGCTGGGCCCGGATTTTTGCCAGGTTAGCCTGATGCTGCTGCTCGATACGCAGAGATGTTTCGTTGAATTGCTCCTGACTTATCTTCTTGGCGGCCAGAGCGGTTTTAAGGTCTTCAACATCCTGTTTGTAGCTAGCATTCTCTTTGGCTTCCGGTAGTAGTTTTTCAGCAGCGGCTTGGGCTTTAAGGGCATTTGCTGTATCCCAAATTTCCCCGCGATATTTACCAGCCAGCGCGATCTGCTCTTGAGTTGCGCCTTTCCCAAGTGATTGCTGGGCTGCGAGAACTGCCTGTTCGCGGCTTAGTTCTTTTGTAGAATCGGCTGCGAGGTCTGTTTGCTGCTTAAGATTGGCAAGTTTTTGGGCAACGGCTTCCTGCTGGTTGGCTGCGTTTTTACCCTGCTGCTCACTCTGCTGCTGCGCTTTGCGTCGCGCCTCCTCAGCTTCCTGTAGATCGTAATTTTCTGCAGCCAGACGCTCGGCAGATGCAATCTGATTAGGGTTGTCAGTGACCTTTGAAGTCTCCATCCTGGCTTTAGCAATGGCGCGCTGACGATCACCTTGAATCTTAAGAAGCTCATTTTGCTCCTCAAGACTAAGTATGATTTTATCTGCGCCCTCAGTAGGGGGATCTACTTGTAGTGACTTGGGGTTGAAATTCTGCCCGGCCTGATTGGCCCGGTTAATCTCATCAGCAGTATTACCGAAGGCTTTCGCAACAGCTCCTTGAACTCTCTCCAGGGTGGTGCCTTTTTCAATGAGTTGATCATGCACACCCATCGATGAGAGCATATTGTTAGTAAGCAAACGGTTCGCTTCTGAGGCAGTATTTTCTGTTCTAGCAAGCTTATCCTTTTTGTTGGCGAGATCCCGAATCTTCCCGTTCAGTTCATCTGAAACCTCAGCCTGCCGTTGGCTAAATTCTGCTCCCTGTCCCATTGAATCCGCATAAGCTTGGGCGGCTGGAGTAAAGCTCTTGTAGCGATTTTGAAGCGATGCGATGTCCGACTCTAAATCAGCTATTTCATCTTTTTGCGCCCGGATTGACACATTGGCATCAGCAATGGTTCCTCGCAATTGAGTGTTGCTCAATGATTTTAAAGATGAGTTGAGCTTGTCTAAACCATCAGCAAAGGCAATTGCCTCTTGTTTGGCTTGCTGAGCTTTCTGCCAAAAATAGAATATGGCTCCAGCCGCAATCATGGCTGCACCAGCAGGACCACCAATAAGGGAAAGAGCACCTCTCGCCAAGGCGGCTGCAGCTGAAGCAGCTCGTGATGCCACTGCTGATGCCTCTTGCGATGCGATAAATCTACCATTGGCTGCTGTTGCGACGCCAGTGGCATTAGCCAAGGCGATTCTTGCAGCGGAAACCTTAGCTTCTGCAGATGCAATTGCAGCCGCCCGGGATTGAGAGGCAGTAGCCTCGGCAGCCGCAAGTCGCGTAGTTAATGCAGCAGATGCCTGCTGCAACTGAGCCATGCGAGTTGCAGCCTGAATCCGGCCTTGCTCGGTAATTTGAGCGCGTAAACGCTGAGCCTCAAGCGCTTTCTCAGAGTTAATTTGCGCAAGCTGCGTTCGGATGGTTTGCGCTTCCGCAGTCGCTAGTCTGACCTCTTCTACAGAAGAAGCAGCAGTTGCTTTAAGAGTGTTTAATCTGGCCTGAGCAAGATTGAGATCAGAGGTTGCTGCGTTCTTACTAGACTGAGCAGAGCGTAATTGCGCAGCAGCTTGTGCTTCAGCAGCTGAGGTGGTTACTACTGCTGCTTTGGCAGCAGCAATTTGCGAGGCAGTGTTACGAACTTGCGCTGTAGCAGCCATAGTCAGAGCGCCAATATATCGACTTCCCATTACAGCAGCGACTGCGGTCAAAGCCATGCTCAGACCTGAAATATTATTGCTTGCTGTGATTATGGCGTCATTGAAGATAGCAACACCCGCTTTCACAGAAGAGCTTTCTCCAATAAATTTGGTAATATTATTGCCAGCAACTTGCATTGCCTGGCTGATTGTTGTCGTAGTTTTGGCGAATTCAGCTCCAATGGTTGCTCCTTGGGATAGCAGGCCATTCACAACAACATCGGTAGTAAGCTTACCTTCAGCGGCTAACTGGCGCATCTGGCCAATTGTCACGCCCATTGAATCCGCAAGAGCGACAATTAGACGATTACCCTGCTCGTTTACAGAGTTGAATTCTTCTCCGCGTAATGCACCAGACGCCAAGCCTTGAGATAACTGGATAATCGCGTTCTCTGCTTCTTCAGCGGTAGCACCTGAAACCACAAAGCCTTGGTTGATTATCGTTGTGAGTTTTACAAGGTCCTGCGCACTCGTGCCGTACTGGCGGGTTGCACGCTCCAGTCGGGCATAGAGAGAGGCGGTAGCCTCCAGGCTAGAGCGTGTTTGCTGAGTGATATTGAATACCCGCTCTGTAACGTCCACCAACTCTTCATTTGGTCGCAGCGCATTCGCTAGTTTGTTGTTCAGTTCGGTCCATGCATCGGCATATTGCGATATCTGGTTAACAGAAAGGATTGCCATTACAGCCGCGGCAATTTTACTCAATTCGCCCAGAGAAGAAGAAAGTGATTGCGCCGCATCATCAGCTGCGTCAAAACCATCCTGCATATTGTCGGTGGCTTTGACCACCTCCTTATCAGCCATCAGCAACTGTGCTGTATCTGCTTTGATAATGTACTCTATAGTCCCAAGATTCTCGGACATTTGCTTTTCTCCTGGCAATAAAAAACCCCGCCAGAGCGAGGTTTTGGGGGCAAGATGAGTCTTACTATTTTAATAAACCGAACATAAAAAGAAGGAACACCAGCAAAATACCAGCGCCTATCCACTGGCCAATTGCATGACCTGTCGCCTCGCTTGATGCGACTTGAGCGTTGAGTTTGGTAGTTTCATCATTTATTGCTGATGCTGAGGCTAGCATCTCTTCAGCGAGCGTTTCAAAAAGCACAACTTGTGCTTCAACCGGAGCTTCAGAAAAAAAGTCACTAACCTGATCTTGTAAATCTAAGGATGCGGTATGTATGTTTCCCCCATCAGCGATCACCTGCTGAATTTTCTGGTTCCGTATTTCAACAAGCGCCCTTATTCTGCTTCTGTTTGATTTATAGGTTTTTTCTTCCGAACCACTAACTGTGAAATAGTCATTGATAGCGCCCGGTATGTCGATATGCATATCCCTATCCCCTTTGGTAAAAGTGAAAACATCCTACCCAGGAATAGCACAGGTGCAACGGCAAACGCTGATTTATTGATCTCAGTCGACTGTCTGGATACTGATCCTTTATCAAGCTTTGCGATACTCCGCCACCAGGTTAGCCTTCAAAGGCATACAACTAACGGAAAGGGCCCAATGGAAAAAGCAAAAATAAACGATCACTTTACTCGATTCCCTTATCGTAAAGAAATCCATGCGGATGGTGGCGTCAATAATGGTGGGATAGACCTTGTTGACGAGCCAAATCGGATTGATGAAATTCATGAAATCAAAGACTGGCCTTGGTTGCGGCGGTTTGTTGAAGAAGTGAACTTAAAGCCAGGTCATTTCATGACTTTCGGATGCGATTTCGGTCCCGATGATGGTTATTACTCAGGATATGTTGAATTCTCATTTCGCCCATCAATGAGACAGCTAACTACTGACGACCTTAGGATTCTTGATGAACATTTCTATAAATGGATCAGTGATTTATACTTGGATGATAGTTCGGAACCCCATCCATTGGAATATTGCAAGGGGAGCCTTGCTTGGGAGTATACCCCTCTTGAATACAAGGGAACCTATGAGAAAGTCTCCGTTTGGTTTCGCGTGACAGAGCCGCAGGGCGCTGAATGGCTAATAAATCATCTGAGACATTTTCTGGTGGAAATTTACCCATCGTTTCCTCACATTAAAAAGCCCACCTGAGTGGGCTGTTCGCTCCATCCATCATGCTGCTGCATATAAAAGTTTCATCTGTCCTTTGATCGGGAATGCCGACATGCAGCGAGCCTCAAAATCCTTCTGGTCGATACTGCAATTGGCAATATTCATTACTGCTACCAGTTGCTGCTCAACCTTTTCCAGCGCATCCGGCTTAAGATGCTGATGAATTTTCTCGCCACTATCTGCTGCAGCAATTTTTGCGTGCTGGTAAACGAAAGCAGGCAAAGCAACCGCGTAGACCCAGCGAGACGTAATTTGACCGAAAAGCGCTGGGCAGCCACCAACATGACCGAAGTATGGAAGCCCTGACATTTTCGAGAGAGCCTGGTAATAAGGTTCTTTAAATCGTTTTTCCCACGTTGTTGGTTGCTGGCAGACCATAAGACTAACAATCTGATCTTCAGTGAGTTGAAAGTTCTTACTCAGCAGCAGATTTTTGATATGGCGATCACAGGCCCGGGCGAATTTAACAGACAACCAACGAGCGAACTCAACCACCAACTCAGGGTGGAGCCAGGTCCCGCCGTTTCGCCCTTTTTCTACTCTGACTAAAAGAGGAGAAAAATCCTCTTTTACGCCAGAGCCTGAAATACCAAGTTCCTCAGCCAATTCGGCGATGTAGATTTTCGTCGCTTCAGTCTTCAGCCAGTCCTTCGGAAGCTTGCCGTGGTGCTTCGCAGCCACCGTGGCATTGAACCAGCAGTCAGATGTGAACGGGAAAGAGCGATCATCGTATTTCATAGGAATGATATTAGTCATCGATGGATACCTTTTAGTGATGAACCTTGTCACACAGGAATCCGGCCCACAGAAGGCACCGATAGCCAAACCGGTATCCTCAAGGGTCATCCTGAAAGGTTCTGTGTTTAGGGTGCGCGTGTGAAGCGCGTTTACTGCGGCTAAAAAAAATGCTCCGCATTGGGAGCATTTTCTGGAAAGTCACTTCTTGAATTTCTTAAGGCGAATGATTTTTTTAGTGCGGCCCATGCCTATGCGCATCCATTGCCAGCATCTGTTCTGCCCAGTCCATAACCTCGTCGTATTTCTCCTGGGTTGGCACCTTCCCTTTATCCTTCTGCGGGAACTTGGCATTCATGGCAGCCCGGAAGCTGGTCATCGTCATGTTCCAGGAGTCTGCCTCACTCATCCCGAGGTGGGCAACTGCGGTATAAACGAATGTGCGGGCATCGAATTTATCGCTGTACTCGCCTTTCTTGCTCTCGAACTCTTCGGGCGGCTGATCACCCATTACGCCATGCAAAATCAGGTGACGCGCCAGCTGGATGACGTCTTCAACTGGCAACGAGCCAGGCTTAAACAGGAGGCGTCCCGCCGTAGTCACTGAGTAAGAGCCGATGATTTCAGTAATGTCGCCTTCAGAGCAATGCCTGACTACGTTAGCTGCAGCTGCGGCCATTTCAGCAAAGCAGCGCGCGTTGGCCGCTTTGAGAATCTGGGGGTCCGCAATTCTGTGCTTTGGGTAATGACCTGCATGAACTTTCACGAAAGCATCAACGATTTGCTCAGGCGTGCCGATCCGGGACATAGCCAGAAATGAAGGGTTGAGGAATATCTCTTTGCCGCCAGCGCGGATGACGGCCTGGCCGATATCGGTGATTGCTTTCATGGAAACTCTCAATAAGAGGGAGGTCAAGCCTCCCATGGGTTTAGGCTGCGTTCACAGTCACAGTAGCTGGGCTGGAGGTTACCGAGCCGGCGGTTGAGGATGTTACCTGGCAGGAGTAAGAACCCGCGTCACCAGTAACGACGCTCGCCTTCGTGTATGTAGCGTTTGTTGCGCCGGTGATGTCAGTGCCGCCCTTCTTCCACTGATAGGTCAGAGTGGAACCGTCAGAGACATTTGCCGCCACAGACAGGTTTAGTGCATCTCCCACCGTGAGCGTGCGGTTCTGCGGCTGCGTAGTGATCGTGATTACTGCTCCAACATCACGAACGTCCACCTGCCCCGCGCTTGATGCCTCAATAGACCATGTGGCCACATCATCATGAGGAGCTTCATCTTCCCACGAAGTCACCATAAACGGGCCTTCGGTGATGTCGTTTGGAGAGATGATTTTCAGCCAGACATACGGTTGATTGCTGGTCTCTGCCGGCGGGTTATATACGTGACGCTTCAGCGCGTTCTGCGCATAGACATCTTCTTTTCGGGTTACGCCATCTCCAGAGAACGAGATGTTTTTGTAGGTTACGAGATTTTCCTGCGTATACGCTGCGCTCATATCAGCGGTAGCGTCTGCAGTATCCCATTCAGCGGAAACAGTCTTCCCGCGCATCATGCCAAGGCGCTTATAGTCACCGTTGGCGGGTTGTGATTCGGGGCAGCCAATCGCGTAGTAAACGACGACATCACGCCCTGTGAAAGCACCTGCTTCACATGCCATGTCTTTATCTCCGTGTTATCGGGAAATGATGGTTTGAAATGAAATATCGAAGAGGTAGCGACCTTCTTCGGTCTGGATGGCGGGGATACCGCCGATTGGCTGCATCGAGATGATGCACTCAGTCTGGTAGTCGTCGATCATCGCCTGACGTATTGCATCAGCGTGGTCTTCAACTTCGTTAATGTCGCTGTCGTTCTGACCGGAAAGAACAAGGAATCTGAAATAATCTCGTGTTATGGCCTCATCAGGCTTGCCGCCACCGCCCTGCTGGATGACGAGGTATCTTTCCCCTTCAGTTCCTTCCAGCTCGTTCCAGAAGCGTTTCTGGACGCGATAGCCGACATCAAAACCGTGGGACTGCAACCACGCTCTCAGAGCGTCATACACCTCGCTACGCGTCATACTTTGTATCCTTGCCTGATGATGGCCTTAATCTCGTTGAGGCCGTCGCGCTCAAAGCCTTTTGTCAGGAATCCAGGTTCGGCACCCGGGTCCCAATAATTACCTTTCCCAGTGCCGCCGCCAAATTCCTTCCCGGCGCGAGTTTTCCCGAAGTGTTCGCGCGGCTGGCCCTTCAACTTCCCTGACATGCCGTGAACGGCAGCAGCGTATTTAGCCGAGTACCCGACCTTTCCCTGCATCCCACCCGAAATTGATACAAGCGTCCTGTACTGGCTATTGATAAGATTTGATGTGTCTATGGGGGTAAGTGCCGCGGCATAAGACGAACCGACAATCATTACTTCAGTCAGCACTTTTTCGGTGCGTGGCCCAGCGATGTTTGCCAGCACCTTGCGGGTGTTCATCTGGACGCGCTTGATTCCTTTAACGGGCATGATTACCTCACGTCAGGATTTTGTAGTCAGGCTCTTCGCCGAAAAAGGACATGTCCCAGTCGGTTACAGCTTTGATGACATTAGCGCCAGCTTTTAGCGGATCTGATAGTGCCGTAGTGTCACCTCTGGCGATGTACCAGTCTCGCTGTGGCATGGTTGCGGTAACGCCATTACGCTTCAGCTCAGTAAAGAAAATCAGGTTCGTGGTGAACTCTTTCCCACTGGCATCTACCGCAACCTCATTGTTAGCCGTCCAGGTGCAGTCAATCAGGTATGGTGTGCCGTTTGTCCAGGTGTTGTTCCAGTCGTCATAGACGCGAGGGTAGACAGTGGCGACATTGGTGTAAGACCAGTTAGCCGTGGCTGACACTATTATCCTCCCACCGGATAACCTCCGGATTCTCAGCGGCTACCTTCCGGCACAGCAAATACCATTCACCGTTACTTTTAACGTAACCCGTGACCCGCCGCCCGCAGTCAGTGATAACCCAGACCTTTACGAAGGGCTCAGGAAGCCTCTGCTTGACCGATATCAACGCCATCATCGACTCCCGTTGCACATGCAGCCGCCCCTGGCAATCCAGATGCCAGCGAAAGCGGTGTTAGTCGGATCAGGCGGGATCAGGCTTGTAGCGCATCCATACTTATCTAGTCCCCTCAGAAGCCCCAGAGAGGCTTTCCATCGGTCAGCAAAAGACAGGTACCGAAATGAGCGTGATGCGCCGTTGGGCCCTGTCTGAGAACTGATGTACTTGTCACCCTGCCCCAGCGCCATTAGCCCCAGCAGGTAGGACTGTATTAGCAGAGCGGTTGCGGGAGGGTAATGCGCATCCAGACACTCCTGAATGCTGCCAGCCTGCTCTAAAAGAGCCAGCAGGATGAAATCAGGCAGCGTGATACCGACTGACTCCAGATATTCCTTGGCCTGTACTGTAGTAATCATGCGAGCCTCTGATAAGCCCTCCGAAGAGGGCATAAAAAAACCGCCTTAGAGGCGGCCGTTATTCAGCAGGGAAAAGCTTTTCGAGTTCACCTTCCGGCAACAACTCAGTGAGCCTCTCCAGGCCCAGGTTGCCTTTATGCTCAATGCCCAGCGCATCGAGTCGGGCAATGACTGCCTCTTTGCGCGCTTTGTTGTCAGTGCCAGCGCCCGGGGTTGCAGGTACCAGTTCCGCAGCAGCTTTATCGGACAGCTTGCGCACATGCGGTTTCAGCGACGGATGAACTTTGCACAGCTCAACAACGTCACCAAGCGCAACGCCGTGCCACGGCTTAACCACTTCGTATTTTTCAGCCATATATTTCTCTCATAAAAAAATCCGCCGAAGCGGACTTTATTTGATTGTTTGATTATTCACCGGAAAGATGCCGCGACGTGTATCCCGCGCCAGCCTCATTGAGCTCAAGCATCCTTTCCTTTCTCCACTCGATTGCGAGTTCAAGCGCTCTTTTCTCGCCATGAGTTGAGAACCCGAAGAACTTAAAATGTTTCTTTCCATCAAGCCCACGATAATGAGCTTTGTAGCCCTTATCGCGCTCTCTTTTGTTCAAACTGACACCAACAGATACCGATTCTCTGGAGTCGCTTTTCCTTCGGTTCCTCAAGTTCAAGGCGAAGGAAGCCACCCTCAAATTCTCTTTTGCATTGTTTAGGCCATTGCCATCAATGTGATCGATGGTTAAATCTCCAGCAATCTTGCCGTTGGTTAATTCCCAAACAATTCTGTGAGCGTAATAGAGAACTTTATTGATGCGGACGACATAATATTGGTTTGTGCCGCTGTTGAATAAGCAACCGGCTTCGCTACCGGCCTTTTGCCTACCCCTTGCCACAATCCACCGCAATCCAGTTGAAGATGATGGATCCACTGCAATCAAGTCAGATAGAATTGGTGTTGCCATGATTTACCTCCGAACAGGTAATGATTGGTTAGAGCCGGTGTCATGTTAGCGCATGCATCGGCTCGCCTATTTTATCATCATCTGCGCGGAAATGAATTATTAGGCCAAGTTCGCGCCATAAACAACGCCGCTTAAACCTTCACCATCTTTCTTAATCTGCAAACCCTCTGCGCTCATAATTTGGAAATTATAATTCGACTGAGGGAGCAGGCGTGGCAGAGGGACAACGCCGACGGCCATGCCGACCAGCGGGGAGATTACGTCCTGGCGACGCTCATAGGCGAGGAACTCATTGCCAGACAGCGCGTAGGACATCTGGATGGACTTCGCAGGAATGAACTTGCTGATCGCATCCAGAACGGTTCCGCTCAACAGGGCATTGGTGCCGGTGTTGATGTCTACCAGATACGGCTTCGCCATGTTTGCCCACACTTCCGGGCTGACCCACAACTTGTCGTAAGCGGTAACTTTGTTGCGGCGAGCCGTCAGGCCGAACGGTCCGGTTGGGCCGAAGAAGGCCAGCAACTGAGCCGGGGTTGCGGTGGTGAGATCGATATTGGCGCCGCCCGCTCCGCTGCCCAGGTTGATCTTCTGCGTATTGCGGTGGTTTTTCATTCCCTGAGCTGGCAGGCCATCAACAACAATGCTGGAGTCGCCGTTCAGATAGAAGTTGACGCGCTTCTTGTGGAATTTGCGCATCTTCGCGGACTGAGACTCCAGTACCAGATCGATGCCAACAGTGTTCAGCCCGGCAGCATGACGCCAGTTGACGCCGTAACCGGCAGTAAATACCGGGATCGGGTCGCCATCAGAACCGAAGTTCGTGTGGTCGAAGGAATACGACGCCTGGCCATCGATGCTGACAGAAACGTCATCAGCGATATCGCCAGACACGTTATACAGCTTCGCGGTTTTTCCGATAGGCAGCACAGTCTGCACGCCCATCAGGTCATTGACGATTTCCATGCCAATTTCCTGATCGCGCATTTGGATAATCTGGCGGTCAATCTCTGCCCAGAACTCACGGGCGAAGCCACCAACAGCGTTAGCTGCCAGCATTTCCGGGGTCATGCTCTGGCGATATGAGTTAACCATCATATCGTGATGATGGTTGAAGATGTTGCGGTTGGCCCACAGCTCATTCCAGTGCCCGCGCAGTCGGCTGTTAGCAGCCAGTGTTTCGGGGGTAAAATACATTCTTATTCTCCTTTACTCGCCGCCGCCGGTCGCCGGTGCAGCCACAGTGCCAACGCGCATGCGCACGCGGATGAAATCGGTAGTGCTGGCGGCAATGGTTGCATCATCCTGGCTGTAGCCGATCACCGAATCGGTATCCGCCGTTGCCTTCGTGAACTTACCATCTGCGCCCAGCTTGATCGGGTCGTCTTTGGCGTAGGTTCCGGCGACGCAGAGCAGCGCCAGCTCGCGGCCTTCTTCGACGTAGTTGCCTACAGCGGAATCACCAGCGGGAACCGCCTCTGTGATATTCAAGCCCTGATGGTAGGCCACGTCGATGATGTAGATGCGACCAGTAAGCGCGGTTGCCTGCGCAAACTGATTGTCGCCATTGATAACAGCAGCCGTACCAGGCAGCAGTGCTGCGGCGGTGGCGCGGGTTTCGGTCTTGTACAGAGACTGACCGTCGATATTAACGCGACGATAACGTGCCATTAGTCTGGCTCCTTATTTCTTGAAGTATTCGTCAGGGTTCGGCGCACCGGTTTCTTTCTGCTGTTGCGCAGAGTTAGTGCCCAGCGGAGCAGCTTCGCCCAGCGACTTGAACATTGCGTCCAGAGCTTCGCCAGACAGGGCGTTAGCCACAATATCGCCGTGAACTTTTGCCACCGCTTCACGTTTCGTTTTCTCTTCCGCGCGTGAGTTTGCAGTCAGGGTTTCGGTCAGCTTGTCCTGGTTGGCCTGTAGCGCATCAACCTTCTCCGCCAGAGGCTTAATAGCCTTTTCGGTATTGGTGGCGACGGCCTCGCTAACCATGCTGCCGATTTGTTCCAGTTCTTCTTTGGTTAAAGGCATGTCGCCCTCCGTTTTGTGGTTTGGTGCAGGCTGTTCCTGCGGTGTGAAAAAAGATTTGAGTTTGTTGACGACGGCAACCCATGAACTCTGGCGCTGAACCTCTGTCCCGGTATCATCAAAGACAATCTTTCCGCCTTCAGACTTGTATCCGTAAACCTTCGGTTCGCCATTGTTGAGGATGATTACCGCTTGCGAGTCAGTGAAGTCAGCCACCCAGGCGTATTCTTTCTCGCCGGGAGCGAATTTATCTTTCGCTGCCTTCTCCAGCCTCTGCTCACGCTCGCGATAGGTTTCCCCCACCAGAGCGCCGGAATTAGCCTTGAGCGGTTGGGCCAGATCGGCATTGACCATCAGGCCAACGCCCTGCTCAGGGGTGGCGGCTCCGATTTCGTGCAGCAGGATTGCGTCGTGGTCCATGCTGTGAATCTTCGCCACCCACTCGGCGCCCGTAGCTCTCTGTTGCTCGTTCGGCTCAAGTTGGTCGAGGAAAGCAGCTACGCTGGTATGGATGGGCGGTACTTCATCGCCACGCTCTATAGCTGCTACTCGCTCAAGCAGCTCTCGCCCGCCTTCCGACTCTTCAGCGCGGGCCACATCCACCCATTTCTCTACGTAGATCCGATTACCGGACTTCTTAACGTTGCGGTTCCATGCGCCGATATGGCCTGCGTTAATCCCCTCTGGCGAGAAAGCAGAAACAAACTGGCCGTTAACCTGAGGGTGGCCCAGCGGCGCCAGAGTGCCTTCCAGCCCCTGATAGTGGGCGTCGATTTCTTCCGCTGTGTACAGCCCGCCATTCATTACGACGTTCGCCGGCAGCGTATAGCTCGGAAGCACCAGATGCTCACGCCCGTTGTATGTTTCGCGCCGGATAGACTGACTGTTCACCTTCGTGGTGATGTTGACCTGCATTGTCATGTGTTAACCCTTAGCCCATTGGTAGCCACGGGCTTTCATTGTGTTAAAGACTTTCTTAGCTTTTTCGACGATGGATTCGCTTATAGGATTGCCACTTTCATCGACCATAACGGCGATCGTGGAGCATTTGCAGTTCACGCTGTTTGCATCCTTAGCCCACCACTCCCGTTGTTCTTCTGCGGTGTACAGGTGGGCGTGGCGCGCGGCATGCGTGCTACGGGTCGTCGGACTGAGTGCTGAAATGTGCATCTGCTTTGTCAGAATGCCATATTGCTCCCTGGCTTCATCGTCCTCGTCCAGGCGCGCGCGGCGCAGCGCGGTGGTAATCTCCGTCCGGGCAATACGATTCGCCCGGCGAGACTCAATTCCCGTCTGCGTAGTAATGCGCTTCGCTATATCCAGCGGATTCTGTCCGCGCCCCAGACCATCGGTTAGTATCCGCGCCATATCTGCTTTCACATCGGCGCTGAGATTCTTCATTTCCTCAAAGACACGAGCGCGTACCAGTATCAGCCTGCGGCGATACGGATCGCTAAGGAGGATTGCCGATACACTTTCCTGTCCCGCTGCGTATACAGCAGACTGCTGGGACAGGTTGGCAAACTCCTGCGCCGTCCCGCGCTGATACGCCGGGTTAACGTATTCAGTCCAGAACCAGAACTCCGTCTCGTTATCCGCACCCAATATCTCATCCACCAGCAATGAGGCATTGCTGAGGAGCATTGATAGCTGGGTGGAATCGAGGTCGAAGGTGTAACGCTGGTTTACTGATGGCGATGCAGGAATGCGGTCGAGAATGCCCTTGTACGCCGTGCCAATTCGCTTCATTCGCCTGGCGAACTCGCTCATTGCCCCGCGCTCAAGTCGGTCGGCACCCGTCGGGTCTTTAAGGTTTCCCGGAAGTATCGGTGACTTAGCTTTCCTCTTCGTCATCATCTACCTCTGGAAGTGGTTCGGGCGAACCCTCATACCCGGCGGCCACGCGAATTTCTTCACCAGTAAACACCTGCTCACCCGTGCCGATGGAAGCGCTGTTGATTTGCGACATCTTCTGAGCGGCATCCAGTTTTTCACTGTCGCTTTGCGCGTTGAGGTCGTCCCAGATAACGGTCTTCTGACTAACTGGATCGAGGATGTTTAATTCGATCAGCTTGTCGCAGAAGTCCTCAACCTCGAATGACAGGTCGCCACGGCGAGACTGGCAGCGAGTATTGAAGTATTTCTGGTCTTCGGTGCTGGAGCGCTCGGCCTGCTGATTACCAACAAGGATGCGCGTCGGGATGTCCACGCCGGCAGCTGCCGTCTGGAGGTTAACGTTGTAGGTTGCCGTAGGGTCTGCCACGGTAGTGACAAGCGGCGTAACCGTCGCGCCCTGCGTTGTCATCAGGACATCGTTACCACGGTTAATTTCGCCAGCAACTTCGTTGAACTTGTCCTGCAATTCGTCAATGCTCACACCGTAAAGTGACGCGAGATTATTGAAGTCGATTTCTTTTTCGAAGTTAACGTTGAGCTGACGAGCGGCGTTCTTCAGGAATGACTCACCTGAACCACCCTCCACCTTCTCCAGACTCACAAACGCGTTATATGCTGGCTCCAGGAAGCCAATGGCATCTTCCGAGTAATCGCCAAGGATGAATACCCGATCCGGGTGGATGTTGACACGGCGACTTGAACCATTCGGCAGGCGTTCAGCGTACTGCCACATCTTCGGCTGTCCGTAGGTTTTCGAGTTCAGGCCAGTGTCCCAATCACCAACTGTCAGAGAGCCTGCCCATGCGACAGTAACCTTCTGGAGCATCTTGCCTTTCGTTACAGGCTGATCCCAGGCGAGGGAGTCATTAACATGCAGAAGGATGCCAGCATAACGACCGACAAGACGGCGGCGATCAGCGTCTGCGAACGAGCGCCAGAACCGGTTATTGAATACCTGCTTTGACTTGTTTTCCCAGGCGGTTTCATTTTCGCTCTCGTCTGCATCGTCACCCTCGATGATTTCCGGGTTCGTCTGCCAGCACTTGCCTACAAGCTTCTCTACGGCGCCGTGGGCAATACCTCCGCGCCGGTACAGGGCGTAGAGGTTTTCGTAGGTTACCTGCTCAGGGAATCCATATTCGCACCATGCGGAATGACGCTTATTGTCCAGCCCCATTGTAGGCGCCATCAGCCCCATACGGGCGCGAGCCATCCGCGCATCGTTCAACGCATGGTTGACGGCGAGAGTTAATTTGTCAGTCATGGTTTTTCCGTTTGGTTAGCGAAGGCGTTTCGGAATCATCATCCCCACAGGTTGAGATCCATTCAGTTCAGTCAGTGCGTAAACCATCGCATCGAGGCGGTCAGGTGATTTCTTCGCGGTGGCGGGGATGTATTCCATCATCTGGTTCTCCAACACGTAGAGATTGCCGTGATTTGCCACTCGCCCCTGTTCGTAAAGCGCCGATATCGGCTCCGCGCGGGCATATTTCCCTTTGCTGGCATGGACACGAATGATGCGACCTTTGAACCCGGCATTGCGGAGTGTCTCCTCCGCCATATCTCCGCCCTGGTTCGTCTCTATAACTATCGCGTCAGCTTCGTGTTGCTCATAGGCCGATATGGCTTTCTTGGCCCATCCAGCAGGTGAATATTTACCGCTGTAATCGCCATCCACAGAGAACTGCTTTTTATCACCAGCACCATATGAGCTGGCAGCGACAATGCCTGTTTCATCGCTTTCGTCGCTGTTTGTTGCCTGTGGGTCAATCGCCACGACAGAGCGAACCTTATCGTGATGAACTTGCAGATCGCGTGCCGCGCTAATCATAACTTCTGTCCACAGGGCTCCTTCAGCATTAAACCTGCGAGGCTTCTGCATGTACTGCGCTTCGGCGGTGCGCCGGTGAGAGAACAGAGATACGCGATGCGACTCGTTGTGCTTAAACGGCCACAGCCATCCATCAGGCAAGCCGTGGTCAATTGGTATGGCGTGGGTGTTTTCAGGGTACTGCGCAGCGTATGGCTGACTGTTGTCGATAATTACCGGCAGATTAAGGTGATGCCATTTCTCACCACTACCGCCCCGCAGCAGGTAACCACTCAAGTCGTGGTAGTGGATGCGCTGCATGATGACAATCATCGGCGTCGTCTCGATCGCCAGTCGTGATTTAATTGTCTCGTTAAAGCGGTTGTTTACCCCGTCGCGGACGATCTCTGAGTAAGCGTCATCTGGCTTAACCGGGTCATCGATAATCAGCGCGCCCTGCCAGCCCGGTTCCATGTGTCCGGCACGAAAGCCGGTTACCTGTCCCGCAGCTGACGAAGCATAAACGCCGCCGCCGTGCTCGGTCCACCACATCGCCTTACTGTCAGCGTCATCGCGTAGCGACATCGGCCACATCGACTGATAGGCCTGCGACTTAATCATGCCGCGTGCGGTGGAGGAGTTCAGCAGCGCCAGATTGTGCGAATAGGACAGGTGCATGAATCGGGCCCGGCAGTTCAGCGCCAGCCCGCGCCCCATCATGTTGATGGTCGCCAGCTCCGTTTTTGTGTACCCAGGCGGGACGTTGATGATCAGGCGCTGAATCTCACCATCAATGACGCGATCCAGTGTTTGCTGAATCACCTTATGGTGAGGCGCGACTATCATCTTTCCACCGGTGCGCTGCTTGAAGAAGTAGCGAGCGTAATAGAGCCCGTCCTCTTCGCATTCAACCTTACGGGCAAATGCCCTTTGCTCAGCAGTCGTCATCCTCCATCATCTCCTGCCGTGCGGATTTGTATTCCTCTTTGCTCATGGTGATCGTCTGGATAGCGCCACCATTAGGGCCAGAATGTTCAAACTTATGCTTGTTGGTATAGGCGTCCCCGCATTCTTTGGCGGCCTGCTCAATGATTTCTGTCGCCAGTGCGATGTTTCGCATTTTCTCGGCGCTGGTCATCATGCGGTCAAGAACGCGCAGGCGGTAAGCTTTATTGGCAATCGGGATATCAGATATCTCTGTCTGGAATCGCTCGCGAGTAGCATGAAACAAATCTACCCACTTCTTACTCAGGTTAGCCGCCATGGCGTTTCCTGGGCTGTATTGAGATACCTGCTGACGCGATACCTCCACGCCAAATTCCTGCTTTACAAGCTCAATGACTTTCGTGGGCGGCTCAAAGCACGCCAGAGACTGAACGATGAAGGCTTTAACCTCTGTCGATAATGCTGCCACAGGCTACCTCCATGACAATCTGAATAAAGCGTTACGCCAGCTTCAACATGCACGTCCCGCATGACCTGGCTATATCGATGTGAGCCACTTCTGCTGGCGCATTGGCCGCATCAACGAGCCCCTGCACTTCTTTGCTTGCACCGTATCGACGTACGACACCAGTGAATTCTTCGACGTCGTGGCCACGCAGTGTAAGCACTGGCTGCCCGGTCTCTTTGTTGAACTTTGGTGCGCCGAAATCATCCGTGGCCTGTGCGATGTGGTAAAGCTCATGCTCTACAAGTGCGCAGAACTCGAGGTCACTGCATTGTGAGCAGTAGTCTGCCGCCAGCGTGATGATGAACTTCGGGATTCGCCCGAACCATTCATACATCTGTTGTTCCATTCTGGCTTTCTGCCAACCACCGGCCCGGAGCATTACCTGTTCGGCCTGGCCGAGGACGTAGCGCCCCTTCTTCGCGAATGAGTCAGACGCCCACATAAAGCAGAGATCAGCCTCTAAGAGGTGTTCGTGGTCAGGGTTATGGATGCTGCCGGTATCGCTGAGGATTTGTCGGTTTACCCACTCATGCACTTCATTGGCGGGAATGAGCCTAGTATATGGCTGCCAGTTGTCGGAGGCGATGAAGTTAACTGGCGGATATGGCCTGCGCTCGTCATCGTTAGCCATGGGTTACTCCACTTAAAGCTGCGCCGTATCGCTGGTTACGGTTTCGATTTTGAAGCACTTGTTAGTCAACCACCCCCAGCGAAGTAAGGCTGACAGCATCAGGACCGGCTTCATGTATGGACGAAGAGATACTTTTGAGGTGAGTGTTACTGTTTTGCTCATTGGTTACTCCGTTGTTTGTTCGGTCTGCTCTGCCGGTACTGGCGTGAACTCCACGCGCTTTACATCGGCAGGAGCGAAGTACAGCCACTGGCCCGTTTCAGTCGCAAGCGGCACAAAGCCGTTCACCAGCTCAGGCTGACGTCGTGACATCTTGCCGGTGAAGGTTTCGCCTGTTTGGGTGGTTAGCGTGATTTGGTAGATGTCGGACATGATTACCTCTTTGCCTTGTCGCAGCTGTTGCCCTGCTTCTCAGAAGTGCTTAGCCACTTACGGCTTACCCGTCAGCAAGATGTGATCACCATCCTTGCGGGGTTACACAGATCATTATCGAAGCCCCTCAGTGAAGGGCTTCTGTAATGTCATTCGGCCTTTACAGCTTCGATGCTGAAGCCGTGAATGATGTTGAGCGGTACGCCGTGGGTGTCCAGTCCATTTTTAATAATCAGCACCCCATCGCGAATGTCTGGCTCATTGGTGCTTTGCCAGCCGACCTGCTCTGGAGCCTTTCCAGAATCGTGACCATCCTTAGTGAGGAGCATTACTTTCCAGCCCTTGATTAAAGTACCCATTGTGCTATTTCCCCTGGGTCTGCTTATCCCATTCCTCGCGGAACTTGGATGGGTTGTCGAAACCTTCACTGCACTGGTTGGCTTTCATCACTTTGCACCCGATTCTTTTGTTTTCTGGCAGTTCGCCTGCCACGCTTTGTTATGCGCCAGGATGTCGCGCTTCGTCTGGCGGTCAAGAACATCAATGTCGTGATCAGTCAGGTAGATTGGCTTTACCCAGTCACAGGCTGTATCAACCACCACCGGGACGCTTCCACGTGTCACGCAGCTCGCGATCAACATCGTCATCAGGCATGCGGTTAACATTCTGCTGTACATTGCTGGCCTCTTTCGTTGCTTCTACACGGCGTTCGGCTGCTGACTCAATGGCCGAGGCCTTTTCTTCTGTGCGCTGTCGGTCTGCTTTTTCTTCAGCCTGTTCACGCCCGCGAAAACGGCCCACACCAAACGCACCAAGCACAATCAGGATCGCAACTCCGATTGCCGCCAGTACAGATTTGAGTGTCGTCATAGGTTCACCCGCTCGCGCATCCAGCCATAAACGAATGACTCGTTAGCCGGCCGCTGTTCTGCCAGCTCAAGATAACGCTGGCCCTGGCTACAGTTCAGTGCGCGAAGCAATACGATTTCTCCCTCATCTCCACGTCGAGCAAGATAGCTTTTCAATGCGCTGATAGTTCGGGGGCCAATAACCCCATCTGCAATCAGGTCTGGATAGAGTATGCCTTGAGTGTTGAACACGCTCAGCCAGCGCTGGAACCATTTAATCGGCACTGATGGCCCCATGTTCACACCGGTATCGCAAAGTTCGGCGGCAATAGAAGGGGATACTTCTGCCACCTGGTCAAAGCGCGGGCCATACCAGTAATCAGACTCAAGGATCGCCAGAGCCTGCTCACGTGTAAGGTTTCGCATATCACCGGTATAACCATGCGCGCGGGCAGTTGCCTGAGTAATTCCCCAGTTCGTTGGGCCGCCCTTATCATTCGGGTGATCAACATAACCGCCCTCTTTGCCGAGAATGGTGTTAAAGATATCGTCTTTGGTCATGGCTATTCCGTAATGACGACCTTCGCCAGGTTCCCGCGCGCCAGCCACACCGCCATGCAGATGACGGAGTTAAGCAGCAGGTCGCCGAGGTTAACCTGAACGTAGTGGCCGAGCAGAATGTTGAAGGCGTTGAATCCGGCGGCAAGAATGACCAGATAGGCCAGCACCGCGACACTCAGGCGATGACGCTTTCCCTCTTTCCGGAAAAACATCAGCCTGA